TTAATAAATCTTTTTTTAAAAACTCAGTACGCGAACCTTCAACAATTTTATATTCAGTTTCCGTGTAATCTTCAACCTCTTCACGGGGTTTAATGCCTTTCAAAGCATCAGGAAAAGCGTCTCTTAAAGAAAAAGCTCTTGCACGAAGCTTTAGCATTCTTTCGGGATATTGCGTCCAAACTCCACCTTTAGCTAATAATCCTGCTTTTTTAGCCATATCTAATGTGAAATCATTGATTTTAGGTTTCTTTCCTTTTCTCATGACCGTACATACATATCCTATAATAGCATCATCTTTGTTTCTAATTGGAGACTCATCTATATCATCAAATTCTTTATGCGCCATACATATAGCAAGCATATCATCTCCCCACATCGCAGGCTTGCCATTTATTACGGCTATACACTGCATAGATTGCTCAGGAGTCAGGCCGACCTGATATCCCATAGCCCAGCAGATGAAAAGGTCTTGTGGCTTCCCACGGAAGGATTTAGGCACTAATTCTGATGATGCTAACTGTTTAGCAAGATTCATGTAATGAGGGGCTAATTCTTTAGAAAACAAGCTATCATCTAGACGGCTTTTCTCTTTAACAAAAAGCATTCCTTGATTTGGTTCATGTGTTATTAAATCTGTGCTCATGTAATATCCTTATTTCATGTTAAAGACACGGGTTCCTTTCTTGTTTGCTTTCCAGGTGGCAATTACTTCGCCTTGTTGTTCCACTAAATACTCCGCATTCCCCATATGGGCCATTAGTATCATCTTCAATTTTTCTTCAGAAGCCATTAACTTCTTCATTTCTAGCTTTAGATTAGTTAACTCAACGAAGGTATTAGTAATTTTAAAACTAGATTCAGCTACTTTATCTGGTGATGGTGTTTTATATTTCAATCTGCAATCATTCGTATTAATTGGATCTGGCTCAATGCGATTAGTTACGCAGTACCAAAAATCAATATCAGATTTTATAATAAGCTCTTCAAGAGCCATATCGCGCTCATAAACGAATTGTTTGTATTCATTCCCTCCAAATAGAACAGCGCAATATCCTCTATCGGCATCTGCAACCGCTACTTGCTTGGCGATTTGAATAAGATATGAAAGGGGCATGCCGTCACTGGTTGCGATATCCCACTCTTTTTTTTGGAATGAATTGGCGCATTTTGCCTCAACAACTGCGTTTTCACTTTCAATCCAACCATCGAGATTAGCGAAGATAAAGGGATAATCAGGATGGTGAATAGTATCAGGAAAAGTAACGACCACGCCATTTTCTTCTGAAAAGCGTTTAATGATGAGGGGTTCGATTTCATTGCCCCAATATTGTTGTTCATTAGTTTCGTCTTCATCATTAACAGTCCCTGTTTTCTCCAAATATAATTGATAAGGTGTCTTATAACTTGAATATCCCATGATTATTGCGCTATCAGAAGCGCCTAATCCTGACTTTCTTTTGCTTTTTTGCTCATCCGTTAGCATCTTTATCTCCATTTTGTAGTACGATAAACCTTAGTTTATTTTAATGCAACCTAGTATTAAACTTTTGTTTATTCTATAATCACTGTCAAGGAGGATAGCGATGACAATAGAACAAGTAGCTTTATATTTCGGCACGATTTATAGGGCATGTAAAGCTTTAAATATAGTGCCACAAAATATGACCAAGTGGAAAAATCAGGGTTACATTCCGTTGCTTCAACAATATAGAATTGCTGAATTAACAGAAGGTGAATTAATGCCTGATGAGATTGACCCAAAAACGTTACGCAAACTACAAGGACGAAAACAAGCATGAAATTAAAGGCCATAGTTTTAGCCGTCAGCGTATTATCTTTATCCGCATGTAGTAGAGTTCCGGCAGGTTACCGAGGTGTAATTGTTAACCTGTACGGGAACACCAAAGGAGTTTCGGAAGAATCCGTAGGAGTAGGTCGATATTTTACGGGCTGGAATCAGGAGCTGTATTTATTTCCTACCTTTCTGCAAAACCGATCCTGGACAAATGCTCAGGCGATCACCATGCAAACTTCAGAAGGACTCACTATTACGACAGATGCTGGGATTACCTACCAAATACAACCAGAAAACATCGTCAAAGTGTTTACCAAATATAGACTGGGAATTAACGAGATCACAGATACGTTTCTCCATAACATGGTACGGGATGCTATGAACGAAGTAGCTAGTACTATGACTGTGGATCAGATTTATGGCGTCAAAAAAGAAGTGTTTATACGGCGGGTCAACGACATAGTAATTAAAGAATCTGCTATAAATGGCATTAATGTGGATAAAATTTACTTAATTGGTTCATTTGTTTTGCCAGAAATGGTTCGCCAGTCAATCGACGTTAAGATTCAAGCATCTCAGAATGCTATCAAAGTTGAAAATGAGATAGCCACATCTAACGCACAAGCTAAGAAAACTATCGTGGAAGCAAAAGCATCAGCTCAACAACGAATTATCGAAGCTGAAGCGAATGCAAAACAAATTACCTTAAATGCGGAAGCTCAAGCCCAAGCTAATAAGATTTTGTCCGCTAGTTTGACGCCTGAATTTGTCCAATATCAAGCTATCTTAAAATGGAATGGCACACTGCCCCAAACATCCGCAGGAGGAGTGCTGCCATTTATTAACATCGGAGGAAAATAATGCGTTGGCTTATAATTAAATGCATAGGTTTTATAGCGTTCACAGCTTATATCCAGGGCATTATCTTGCCTTGGGCTATTTCTAATAATAGGATGCCTATATGGGCGGATATATTATTAATTGTCATTATCTTAACAGGTTGGGTTTTTGTATTAGAATGCGTAGCAATTAAGTTAATTTCTAAATTACAGGATGATAAAAAACAGAGGTGATATGGATATCATTGATCGCATGAAAGAGAGTATAGTGAAACTGTTTCCAGACATTACAGATGATGAACTAAAAAGCAGAATCGATTTAACGATTGATATGCTAAAGATTGATATGTTTAAAAAATATACTTATCAAAAGGACAAAACTAAACGGCATCCGTGCCCCATTTTCTTTTAAAGCAACCAAGGTTTCGACGACACGCTTGCTTTAAAAAAATACATCCACGTGAACTTAATCACTAAGAGAATTATATCATGGATCATAATTTTAATGTACAAATAGCTGTTGATTTTGACCTTGAAACAGCAGTATTTCTTAACAACATGGCTTTTTGGACGAATCATAACGTTGCTAACAACAAGCATTATCTAGATGGGCATTACTGGACATACAATTCCATTCCCGCATTTTCTGTTTTATTCCCCTATTGGTCAACCAAACAAGTGGAAAGACTGCTCAATAAACTTACTAAATCAGGTCTTTTGCTTAAAGGTAATTACAATTTAAAAAAATACGATAAAACGTGCTGGTATGCGCTCACTAATAGTGCTTTATGCTACTTTCCTGCACTTAAATCCTCTATAACCCGCGCCAGTACTCATCTCCCGAAATCGGGAGATGGATCTCCCGAAATCGGGAGACCTATACCAGATAGTAAACTACAGATAGAAAAAGATATTATTAGTGATATTGTTGAAACTTATCATGAAGAGTTACCAGAGTTACCGACAATTCGTACTGTAGACTCGAAACTTAAAGGTCAATTGACAAAAATGGTTAAGCAATGGCCGAATTACCAGAATGAGGGCAAAGAATTTACAATTAGTTCATTTAAAGATTATTTGAATTGCATAAAAGTACATTACGCATGGCTTATAAAGCCCTATACCACGGTAAACGGTAATATTAAGCTCAACAATCTTAGAGTATTAACCCGTGAAATTAATATCGCTAAAATTGTTAACGGAGAATTCAGTGCAACATAGACTCCAGCATATACAGCCACCTAATGCGGGTGAAATAGAGTTGCGTGTAATATCAGCTTTAACCTATATCGGCGAATGCGATAATTTGAAAGTACAAAAAGCTATGCTGATTCTTGATGTATTTTGTTTTCATAATATGGATTATCGACAAATGTACGAACTAATTGTTGATTTATTTAACCAAGGAAAAGAGTTTTCATTCGTTACATTTATGACTTTAGTGCCCAAAGACATTTACGAAATCACATACACCATGGTTAAAGATGATTTCAATGGATGTCGCTATCTTGAGGATGATATTCAAAAATTACTTGCTTATCGAGCCTGGAGAAAACAAGTAAAAATATTAGTGGAAGCTGTAAACTATAGCCTTGATGCTACTACTGCTGAAGAATCGCTAACAGTGATTGCTGATAATTTGCAGCTAATTAACAAAACTGCGAGTACAACGCGTAAAAGCTATCTAAGAACCTATGAAACTATTGCAGATGAGTTTTTAAGCGAAAGCGATGGTGATAATTCAGAATTTATTGTTGATATTCCTGATTTACCCGCAGTACCTAACCGTGCTCTTATAACTATTGCCGGACGTAGTGGCCATGGTAAAACCTTTTTTGCATTATATTTAATGGACAAAATAATTGATGCTCATCCAGGAAAACAAACACTTTACTTTAATCTGGAAATGCACGAACGCGTAATGATGGAGCGTCATGCTAAAATACTTGGGGTGCAAGGAGATAATCGCCGCGAAACGATTAACAATGCAGTTGCCCAATTACTTACTAAAAATGTTTCGTTAATTAGTGAGCCAATGATAACGATTGATGAAATTGAAACAGAATGTCGATTAGCTTCAATGCGTCAGCCTATTGCTTGTATTGTTGTGGATTATCTTGGATTGATTCGTAGTAAATCTAAATCTGAAAGCAAGCATTTAGAACAAAGCGATATTGCTAAACGATTGGCGGCATTATCTCTTGAGCTAGATTGTGTTGTTATTGCATTAATCCAAGTTAATCGTGATTTTAAAACTCGTCCTGTAGGGGATCGCTGTCCAATGCCACAAGATTCGGCCGAAAGCATGGGTAGCGTTCATTCTTCTAGCTGGTGGTTAGGTATTGATCAGCCACAGAATGATGATAGCGATCCTGAATGGGCAGACAGGTTTTTTGTGCAATGCCGCAAAAATAGAGGCGACTCGGGTATGTTTCAGCTTAATTTGAAATTTAAATACGGGATGTTTAGTAAATACGAACGACCTTTTGGATTAAATTATAATAAAAAAACCAAAGAAACCCCCAGTTTTTAGTTATCCCCAATGTTATCCACTGAAATTGTGGATAAATATCAAATTCTACCCACTAAATCTTTCTCTGGTTAAACGATAAATTATTTTTGGTACATAGGTAGCGGGTCAAATTAAGGCCCGCTATAATCGCGCGTAGAGAGGTTTTAAGATGAAAATCCGATTAATGGCATTAAATTATTTTTGGACGGTGAAAATGCATCAACTTTTGGAAACGATTTACTTGGAGATTGATTTATTTTAATTGTTATTTCTGATAAAAACTTAGACAATTGCTCATTACGATTGCATATTAATCCTGATTTATACTCAGCACAGAATATGCATTGCACAACTGGATTTTTACCTACATGACCGATTTTATTTAAATACGCTAATTCTTCCTCGACTTGTTTTCTGAGTAGCTGACAATACTCCGGTCTGTAGTCTATCATTCACACTTCCCCATACAATTAATGCAACCATCCTGATAATGATCCTCAGCTAAATTTGATATATATCCACACGCCCAACAAAAAAATAGTTTTTTAAGATCAATTAATTTCTGTAAATCATAATTAAGCTCCATTATTCACCTATCATTTGGGTTAAAAACTCATTGAAACGTGATTGAATGCGCTTTAAATCTGCTTTCGCATCAGGTTGGTGAGATTGGGCGGCATCTTCGATTACGTCTTGGCATATGTGCAGCAAATTGCTAGTCATTGTAACGATTAAGCCACCCACAGCCATTGCCACTTTTTGATTCGGTGAGCCTATATCAAGCATTCCTTTTTTTAAATTTTGAATGGAATGCAAGCAATACTCAGCTGCGCCAATAATCGTCCTGTTTTGTGTGCTCATAATATCCCTAAGTAATTGGGGCACAAAGGCCCCGTATGATTAAATTGCGTTGAATTCCAAAACATCAATTGAATGAAATTTTTCAGCAGCTTCTGCAATCAAGGTCATAATGAAATTATAGAAACTCTCCGCATCTGCATAATTTCTAAAATGAACTTTTGGATCGGGCGAACTGGAATCAGCAGTAAAGGACACCATGTACTTTTCGCCGTCAGATTTCATGGGCCGCAAACAAACCCCGTCTATTGGGCAAGCTATACTTCCCCGTTGAATTTCTTTTAGGTTGTCGAATTGATCAACGTCGCTCATGTATAAATTTGTAAGGTTTAGCTTTATCATTTTTACTTCCTTGGTTGGTTAAAAAAAGTTTATCTTATCAGCCATTCGAATTTAGGTACATCAGCTTTGCAAGTAGTGCAGGTTAAGGCTGACCATGCAAAGTTTTTAATTAAAGCCGGAATGTTACAATGAGGACAATAAATGTATCGTCCGTCATATGTGGCTCTTGTGTATTTACTTACGTTTTTCATTGTGATCGATTCCCTTTGTAAACCATTCTAGTAATAGTTCTTCAAGTCTATTTTTTAGCTTTTTAGGTTCATCGCCATAAGTCATTAGGCAGATTGCTATATCTATTTGCGCCTGGTTAATTAGTTGTTGGTTAATCATGATAATCCTCTACATTCTTTTACATATTCAGAACAACATGCTTGACCTTCATTGTCCATTTCATAAAAGAATCCCTCAAATCCGCACTCAGGGCAACTATAGAAACTTTCAAGCTCACCATCAGTCATCATAGCAACCTGGTAGTCTTCATTGGTCAGAAATACATTGCCGCTATTTAAGTTAAACATAGGATGAACACCGTCACCATTAAAATCGTGCGGCAATCCCTTATCAACCCACGCGGTTAATATATCCTTGAGCTCGTTAATCTCTCTCATGCCAAACTTTGCTAAATCAGTCGTTGTGCTCATGTTATTTGCTCTCTTGTTAGTTAAATTAATTCGATGTAATAATCTATTGCGTCGTTATGACTACGATAGTTATATTCATCAGCGATTAATTTAAAGTTAATTGCTGTTGAAATACTGCACGTACAATCGATTTTTCCACAAACACTATCGATTATTCTTTTAAAAGTTCGTCTTGAAATAGGATAAACAGAACGATGATAAAATTTAATTGGTTCATCTGGTAGAATAACGTTTATCGATTTATGGTGAATATGGTTGGTTAATGCAACTTTCATATCAATATCCCCTTAACGTAGCGTATAAGCCAATAACGCCGAATGCTGCGTATAAGGTTAGTCCTGCGTGTAATAATATTATCATTTTGTTTGCTCTCTTGGTTAAGATGAACACAGTATATTAAACTTTAGTTTGCTAGTCAAGCATTAATTAGCAGTTATTTTAAGATAGTTTGATTTATTTGTGATATAGGTTATGATTTAGGCAAATAGATAAGGATATCGATAAATGAGCGAAGAATTAGTTAGGTGTCCGAGTTGTCGTGGACGTAAACAGGTTGAAAAGCTTGGTGGTGTATTAGGTGATTGCAATACTTGTGTAGGTGAAGGCAAGATTAAGTTATGTGATAAGCCGTTGCCGCCTCTTAGTCAACATGATGCGGTTTATGGTGATAAGAATGTGATCGATGCCGTATCTAAAGTTATGCCTAATCCAATAGACCACCTTGAAAGTGAAGCAAGTAGGTTGCTTGATGATGTTATTGTTGAGCCAGTTATTCAGATTGAAACCAAAAGTGTTGCTAAGAAAGTAAATGCTAGCGGTAAAAGAGCAGTGTTTAAACGAAAAGTTGAGGGTTAAATCATGGTTATGCATAATACACATCAGCCCACGGATGAAATAAGAACAAGGATTAGTGATCTTGCCTGTGCTGGTATTCCTTTGCATTTAATCGCTGATATTGTTGATTTAAATGATGATACAATTAGAAAGTATTATCGTAAGGAGTTAGATACATCACAAGCTCTGGTAGTAGATAGAATTGCAAAGGTTGTTACCTTGCAAGCTCTTAGCGGTAATGAAAAATCACAAGCTTTATATCTTAAGACTCAGGGCGCTAAGTTTGGCTTTGTTGAGAAACAAGTTGTCGAACAAATAAGCAACAATGAGACTCAAGAGCTACGAGAACAAATTGCAGCTCTTGAGGATAAGTACTCTAAAGATTATTAAAGTGTTAATAAAGGTACACCTTTGCATACAACATATATTAATGAGTCTTTGGCTCGCCTATGCTAAGAGCTTGCTAATACTAGGGCGTGATAATTTCATGGCCTTGGCTATTTGACTAATGTTCATGCCCTGTTTGCATAGCTCTATTGCTTCATCCCTTCGCTTCATATCAAGAGGTTGATTGCCAAAAGGCTTACCACTTCGAGTACCTTTTATTTTTGCTGATGCTATTCCTTCGAGTTGATTGCGCTTAATTGTTTTGCGTCCGAATTGCGCGACCGCCCCTATTATTTGCAACATCATCATTGATACAGGATTGTCTTGGCCGCCTTCAAAGGTCATTCCTTCTTGAATGAATTTGACCGTTACTCCTTTATGTATTAAATGCTTCATTATCTCTTGTAGATGTATCTGGTCACGCGCAAGTCTATCCATGCTATGCACGTATAGAGTGTCACCGTTTCGCAGCACTAACAGGCATTCATTGAGCTTAGGGCGGTCTTTGATTACGCCGCTTACTTTGTCTATGAATGGATCCATATCTAATGATATACCTTCAAGTTGTCTCTCGGTGCTCTGTTCTTTAGTAGATACGCGAATATATCCTATGTTCATAATATGCTCTCTTGTTTAATTATATGTCACATGACAACGCAATGATATATAGCCTTCGCTGCACTTGTCAACCAAGGTTATTATATTTAATCATTAGCAGCTCGCGCGAGTACGCAGTGATGATTGATAGCCATGGTATACTTTGACAGCACGATTAAATTAATTAAATAATAGTTGACAGTTAAACTATTGGTTAGTATCATAGCCTCATGATTAAGCATGATAGAGACACGCAAGCATGTGGCGTCACTGGTAGGCTGATGCCATGCCTATGAGCCCTGCATGATGATTACACGGGGGCACACCCCATACAATCGACCCGGCCTCTCTGTGAATGGAGCCCCTCATCTCGATTAACCAGACTATTCCAGTAAATAGATAACAATTTATATACAACATAATCCCCCATATAATCCCAGAATAAAATGCCAATATTTTAAACATGAAATTCCACCCCACACTATATATATAGAACCCATTCCAAGTTCCAGAATCAGGAATAGCGTACACCCATAAAAATTCCCAAAAATTTTCAAAATAACCAAGCCTTGTCTAATATTCTAAAATTAAACATACTGCTCATATAATCAATAACCATAGACGACCCTCTATTTTTTGGGTATCGTCAATATTTATTAAACTTATTAAAAATGTGATAGGAGTCCTATGAACCACAATCCACCGGAAATGTTCAAGCAAGGAATCAATGTTCTTATGCTGATAGACAGAGGGATTCAAAATAGCAATAAGGGTTCCAAGCGCTGGATCAACAAAATTATTACTGACAGTGAGGAGAACTGGGATAAAGCAGTTCAGAAACTTATAGAGTTGCAAGCTCATATAAATGAGCCAGCTGTAAGACTATATTCGTCAATTAATCCCAGAAGTCTTAAGAAGGGCATAAAAACATTCCAACACAAACAGTTAGATCTCACCGAAGATAATGAAGCTACATTCTACAGGCGAATTAATGATTCATTTTGCAGCTGCTTGATGAAGCCGGAAAACAGGGATAGAAGCTTGTTCTTGCTAGATGTGGATTCTAAAGACACTTCAGAAGCCGATGCATTTTTAATAAGCAATAGCGGTATCATGCAGTATTATTCCTATCCAACTCCAAATGGCTGGCATTACATTGTAGAGCCGTTTGATTTAAGAATGTGTGAAGATGCTGAAACATTTGAAGTTAAGAGAGATGCATTAATGTTAATTAGCTGGGTAGATAAACTATGAACGAACTAACAGACCTACGCTGTTACCTAACCTGTAGACTAGAAATGGCCGAACTATACGCCAAGCAAGGAATTATCCCCGGACAACTAGACACAATAGAGCTCGAACAACTTGTAGGCCGCATAAAGGAAATAAAGAAGCTAATAACCAAGGTGCAGGAGTATGTTGATAAACTATAGTTTACTATATATACTTGGGGGAATGATGAATAAATGGTTACAACGCCTAGCTGATTACTGGAATGATAAGCGGTTAGCTGAAAAGTGTGGATTAACCGTTAAGGAAATATGTGCTCACGAAGCAACTTATGTGATGACTCATCCTGATGGGAAGACGCATACATGCATTAAATGCGGGGAATTTTATAAATGACCAAACATGAACAAGTAGCAAACATCATAGCCTTCCTATCCATATTGTTCGGTGAAGACGAAGAAATGAAGACTATTATGAAGTTTAATCCCAATTACATTATTGAGAAGTTTGAGCGGTATGTAGCATCGACAAGGGTTGAATATCCATGGGGAATGCACCCATCACTAAGAAAGAATGCCTTTCAACGTTATGTTGACAAATGGGAACTAGAATTAAAGGATGAAGAATGATCAAAGGCAACTTCCTAAACGAAGAACAAAAGAACCTAAAACAAAAGATTATGGAAGAGCTCATATCCGCATTGTTCGACAACATAAAGGAGAAGTTAGACATCCTGGATGACCAAACTTCGATGGATATAGTATTTTCATGTTTGATCATGTTTTCAAGAGAGGTTCTCATGCGCATAATAATCGGCACAGGAAGTATTGGTACAATGGAAAGCATATTGAACCAATACCATACATACGTAATATGTTCTGTTAAAAAAGCCATAGATTATTATGTAAAAAATGAAGGGACGACTCACTAATGATCGATTACCAAAAGTTGAAATTAGCGCATGAATTGGTTGAGGAATATGCCGAATTAAACAGAACGTGCACTTCTTTGTCTGTTACGGTGCGGTTCTTGCGGGATGACGAAATAGAATATCAATTTGATTTTTCTGGAACTGATGAAAATGAAGAAATTGAATCAACAACGCTTGACGACTTGATCGCCAAACTTCAAGAATTAGGACAACCAAAGTCAAAATACAATGCCGGACAAAAAGTATGGTCATATACATACGGTCAGATGAGCAGTTGGAAAATAGATAGCATTAAATGGGAGCCTGATTTGAATGACTTTCGGGTAAACGTGCGATCGAAAGGTGGAAAGGCTAGCTTGTTAGAATCGCAATTATATTCTACAAAAGCGCAATTAATCGAAGCACAGATTGAATATTGGCAGTCACAAAGAGAGTATCAGCCGCCATTCGAAGGCGAAGTCAAATCATTCCGTGAAATACACCCAGCGCCATTTAAGGGTAAATTAACTAAGGAGCAAATAGAGAAAGCTGTGAATTATGTTCCGAAATGCCAACACGAATCCACCGGAGACCTTCATCACCTAGCCGACGGCAAGCTCTATCACACATGCGATAAGTGCGATGATTATTTTATTAAGTGTGAGCATGAGCCTGATTATAGCGCAATCACGATTTATCCAACACAAAAATGCCTCAAATGCGGAGAATTTTACAGATGAATGACCAAGTATATTACCTAACAGATGATTCCTGCGAGCCATTAGATCCAACTGCATTGTCCGTTGAGTCGATGAATAAAGAGGAATGGCTGGAGAAATATGGCTCATACGATTGGTCATTTGACACTTATGCCGATGCTGTGAGGTATTTGCTGAAAGGATTTGGAGATGAATGACTTCACGAAAGAAGAGCTAGAAGAATTATCTTTCTGGCTAACTAGGCTAGCAATGATGGAAAATAAAATGGATAAATTAAAGCCTATTCATTTAAGAATCCAATCCATGATTGATAACTATTGCGAGCATGACAATTTAGATGGTTACGATTTGTTTTTACCGAAAGTAGGCGCGATTCTAACGGATGAAAAGAAGTCCGAACAAAATAAGTTGCAATTAATAAAGAATCTATATCTTAGAACTGTTTGGCCTGAAAAAGTTGAGAGTCAGAATGACTATATCTGAAAAACAAATCCTACAGCTCATGCGTATAGCAGAAGCCTATTGTAGCGCATTACATCGATTTGGAGAGTACCGTGGAGTAGAAACGGTTCAATCTTTATTGGCTACAATAAACGACCAACAATCCGAAGAACTAAAGGATATAAAGTGACAAAGAAAAGCAGTTATGAATATATAACGCTAAAAGGTGATGACTTAGATAGCCTGCTTCCATGTCCGTGGTGCGGAGAGTTCACGGAAGACAAGCAGAACTTCTTGGCTAAGGTGACAGATAAACATGGATGGAAATCGATTCAATGCGATGGTTGCGGCATTAATCCAACCTTCTGTGTTCACTCCTGGGTAGAGGTAATAAGGTTATGGAATTCAAGGGTAGACTTTAATGACACCCAAGAATATCAGCGTGGCATAGAGAGCTTTAAACGTCATCTAATTGACTTGGTTAAGGATATGGAGTTCTAATGGGCACAGGATATTATTGCAATCAATGTAAAAGATACGATTGTCTGCACTCGGATTTTTTTAAAGCAGAACAAGAATCACGCAAAAAACAACAAGTGTATGATGATTATAAGTTCCGCATGGAGCAAGCTAGAATTGAAGCAGGAACTATAAGAACCACTGGGCCTCTTCAGTTTGACCATAGAAATCAACTAATAACCCGGGCAGACTGCATAGCAGTAGAAACAACCAGCAACTCCACAACGACAATAGTGAACGAACCCGACAAAAAGCTTTTATTACTAAGGAGAAAAAAATGAATCTGATGAAATATAAGGATGTTCTTGCTTTGGCCAAAGAGAAGATTAATGAAGCTAAGGCTCCTTTTCGTGCTAAAGAAATGAGCAAGAAAGCTGAACTGGAAGTATGCAAACTAGAATCTACGATTGCTGACCGAGAGCAAAAGATTCATGAGCTGTCTTCGGAGTACCCAGTCGACTTTTATAAGTTAATCAGTGCATTAGATGACTTGGAATTGACTAGGCGTCGCAAAGAGCAATTCGAGCAAATTATCACTGAAATGTTTGGTTAATAAGTGGTTATGTAAAATATTGGGTCATAAGGAAATAGCTGCCAATTGGATAAATTATATTGACTGGCACTACTATGATCATGACCCAACACCTATTTGGAAGTGTCAAAGATGCAGTTTTACCAGGCATAGATGGCGACCTGAACAGATGCAACAATACAAGATATTATTAATCAAGAGACCGAAACTATGATGTGCTTCAAAGACCAAACCTTTTGTGCCTCACCCGACTGCAACAATGATTGCGGTCGGAAGATGACACCTGAGTTACAGAAGGAATATGAGCGCGCAAACATGCCCAACCAATGGGACGGCATGTTACCTGTATCTTATAATTACTTTTGCGGAGAACCTGATGAACGTACCTAGATGGGTTATATTGTGTTGGTGTTTAACCATGCTTTGCGTATCAACCTCTCAAATTCTTATGGCTTACAGCATAAAACAAGTTCTGGAAGAGGTTAGGCAATTGCAAGGATATGAAATTCATGATTAAATATTTCATCTGATCGCCCATGGCTTATGAATGGGCATCTATAGCGGGTTAGTTTAACAGCAGAACACTAGGTTCATACCCTGGGAGATAACGGTGCAACTCCGTTACCCGCAACCATATTATGGGGTTACCACTGACCGTCTACCACTTCATGTGGCCACGCAGGTATTAAATCTAGACAAGCCCCACCATTTTAAACCTCCTATTGCTTTCCTAATTAAACTATAGTTTAATAGTGCCTCACTACTTCAGGATGAAATCATGATTGATATAGAAGATTTTATGAGTTGGCTAAAAGTTCATAAGCTAGGAATCAATCTACGTTACGACGAACACGGGCGTGAACATGACCTGGGCTATATCAAAGCTTGCGAAGTTATCGAGGCTGAATTAAAAAGATTTATAGAGGAGAGCAACGAAAATGGCCTTAAAATTAACAGATGAAGAGATATGGAAATGGTATCAGATAATTTTGGACCAAAAGACATCTTCAATGTCCGGGGTACAATACTGCAAGAAAAACGGCATTTTTTATAAAACATTCTCCAATACAAAACATAGAATGTTTTCTTACAAGCATTCCAGGCCGAAAGAATATGAAGAATATAAAGAGTGGTCACGGTTGCTGTCCGAAGGCGAACTTCAATTAACAGATTTCTGCCGAAAACATAAGATAGATAGAATTAAGTTAATAGAAATGAACACTCATCTCAATTATCAAGAAATATTAGAACGATTAAAAAAGGAAAAAGGAGAAATGGAAGAGCCACAAATGAGTTTTGTACAAGTTAAAGCGCCACAAAGTTTTTTAACCACGCAGTCACCACCAATTCAAGAGCCTGAACTAGTGGAAGCGCAGAATGATATAGAGATAACAATTACGAAAGGCGTGAAAGTGATGATTTCACCCCAAGTAGACAGCACGAAAATCATTAAAATAATCCAACTACTAAAGGACTTATAATGTTAATACCTTACGAGAATAAGCAAATATTCATGGCAAGTAAACCTGTAGATTTCAGAATGTCGATAGATGGTTTATCCCAATTCATACAGCGAGAAAAATCAGCACATCTCCATGATGGAAGCATTTATGTGTTTTACAATGGCAATCAGGATAAAATTAAATGTCTGTTTTGGGATAGCAATGGATTTGTTCTTTATTATAAACGTCTCGATAAATGTAGATTCAAGTTCAAACAGATGTTTAATTCGATTGAAGATATCACAGCTGAAGAACTTGAGGTTTTATTAAGCGGATTTGACCCAGGGCACGTTCATAGACAACCTTTAATGCTTGAGAATGTTGCCAGATAAACTTTACTTGCATATACTGAGCATAGGCTGGATTAGCTCAATTGGCAGAGCCCCTGATTTGTACTCAGGGGGTTAAGCGTTCGATTCGTTTATCCAGCATAGTATTTATGGTAGGATTTAGTCAAGTTAATCCATAAAGATAAATATGAAGAATGGCGATTATATTTTAATTGTTCCACCAGAAGAATATTCTGGTAAGCGTTATCGTGGTCGTTATGCTTATGAGCATCAAGTTGTATGGTGGTCAAACACTGGGATGACGGTTCCTGACGGTTATTGTGTTCATCATAAAAATGAGGACAAACATGATAATCGATTTACGAATCTTGAGATTATAAGTATATCTCAACATGCTCGGTCACATGTGAAACCTAAAGAACTAACAGCTTTAGTATGTGATTACTGCAAGACGCCATTCATTCGCGATACTAAGAACGTAAAATTTAAGAAAGGTATTGGTCAAAATAGATTTTACTGCTCTAGGTCGCATATGGGTAAAGCGCAACAGGTTAGAAACAAATCCCGAGTAGCTCAGGGGTATGAGCAAGTGGCTGTTAACCACTGTGTCGGCAGTTCGAATCTGTCCTCGGGAGCCATAACCCTATCGTCCAGCGGTTAGGACATCTGACCTTCTATCAGAGAACCCCGGTTCGATTCCGGGTAGGGTTACCAATTGGGATGTGGTGAAATGGTATCACACTAGACTTTGACTCTGGTATTTTGGGTTCAAATCCCGGCATCCCTGCCAACACAAGGATATGCAATGGCTAATATCATGCAGTGTATTATTGGAAAAGAATTTGGCAAGCCTGACTGGCTAATTAAGTTTTCATCGCCTTTTAACACTCAGACAAATTTTGGATGGGAAATGAACGATCTAGCAGTTCCGTTTCCAGCTAAAAATTTAGATCACCGTGAAGTCGAAGCATTCAGGGATTACTTAACCGGAATCCTTGACGAATATCATCATATTGTAACTAAACTGGAAGAGATTAATGTCTGAAGTTTTTATCATTAGCGACACTCATTTCGGCCATAGAGGGATAATATCATTCTCAGAAACCAAGCCATTCAGGCCGTTTGATACGATTGAAGAACATGATGCTGAGCTCGTGCGCAGATGGAACTCGGTTGTTGGCCCTAAAGATATTGTATGGCATCTAGGAGACTTCTGTTTCGGTAAGCGTAATATTGATATAGCCGCACAACTTAATGGCAGCAAACGCTTAGTAATGGGCAATCATGATATGTACGGCATTGAAGGCTATTTAAAATATTTCGATAGAGTGTTCGGATGTTCTGAATATAAAGGAATGATATTTTCACATATGCCAGTTCATCCGAATCAATTCCCCAGATACTATATGAACGTACATGGCCATTTACATACCAAATTTGTCCTCAAGGACGACGGGACAAGAGACTTTCGTTATTTTAACTCGTCATGCGAACAAATTAACCTAACTCCTGTACCATTAGATGAAATCTATAATTACTGGTGCGAAAATCATGGGTGATATATTGCAGTTTGTACGCACCGTTGATCTAGAAGTGGCTGAATGTGGGAATTGCGATTCAAACGATTATCTTCTGGCTAATAATGGTGAAATATATTGTTCTGAATGCCGCCAATTTGCTCCAAATATTCGATGGCATGAGCAGGAGATTATCAATGACTGAATTTAGAGCTTTTTCCTGACCCAATCGCTACATTTAGTGGTTTCTAATAAATTTAAACACAACATATAGTTTTTTTACCTAATTTTATGCTATTTTACATAGGAACAAGGATGTTTTTAGGCAAAGGATTGCCACCCTATGGATCGTGCATTACAAGCTAAACTAGAGAATGCCGAAGTATCAGCTAAACTCAAAGGTAGTTTACTGTTATTTATTCAGGCATTCTTTCCATTATTAACTGGTCGAGAATTCATAATCTCGCGTCCTATTGGCCGTGAAAGTCATTTCATCACCATATGCCGCGCATTGACAAAATGTACTCGGCTGGAAGCTCTACGATTATTAGTGAACGTTCCTCCAGGTCACGGTAAATCTGTGATCGTCAGCTTCTGGATTGCATGGTGCTTAGCTAAGTGGCCTGATTGCAATTTCCTTTATATATCTTATTCAAAAACATTAGCCGCTAACCATACAGATACAGTAAAGCGTATAATGTCGCTAAATCAATATAAGGTATTATTTAATGTCCATTTGCGAGATGACTCACAGGCGAAAGATTCGTTTACAACAATGGCTGGAGGAACGGTTTCCGCATTTGGATCGGCCGGTTCTATCACAGGACGAAATGCAGGATTGCCTGGATTGGATAGATTTTCTGGAGCCGTGGTCATCGATGATAGCCACAAACCTGATGAAGTCCATTCCGATCTCATCAGAGAAGGCGTCATCACGAATTTCAGAGAAACCATCCAACAGCGACCGCGTGGAATAAACGTCCCAATTGTATTTATTGGTCAACGTTTGCACGAACAAGACTTGCCAGCTTTTTTTATTAATGGCGAAGATGGTTATGAGTGGGACAAAGTAATATTAAAATCATTGGATGATGCCGGTAACGCACTTTATCCAGAAGCCTTTCCTTTAGAAATGCTGAAAATTCGTCAAGACAAAGACCGATATGTATTTGCAGCCCAGCATCAGCAAGACCCACAACCTGCTGGCGGCGGTTTATTCATGCCAGAAGACTTCCCATTATTGGCTGATGAACCTGAATTGGCTATGACTTTCATAACTGCCGACACAGCTGAAACTGAAGACCCTCGTAATGATGCCACAGTATTTTCTCATTGGGGGTTATATAACATTGAAACCCAAGGAAGGAAAACCGGAGTAATGGGCCTACATTGGTTAGGTTGCCGTGAAATGCGTGTAGAGCCTAAACGATTAGAATCTGAGTTTCTAGATTTCTGGCAAGATTGCGCCAAACACAAGCAACCACCCTTAATAGCATTTATCGAGAAGAAATCAACGGGCGTTACTCTATTATCTATATTAAAGGGTATGCGTGGATTAAAAGTTAGAGAAATTGAAAGAACGCGCAAATCAGGCTCCAAGTCCCAACGATTTATTGATATTCAGCCTTACATAGCTAGCAAACAAGTTTCATTGCCAGCACATGGCGCTCACACTGAAATGTGTGTGAATCATATGAAGAAAATAACAAACAACGATTCACATGGGCATGATGATATTGCCGATACATGCTCTGACGCAATTCGCATAGCATTAATCGATAAGATGCTCTACGCATATACACATAAAGACGCATTGCTTAGAAGTACGTCGCAGGAAGCGGCCAGTAGATTAAGCAAGATTACCGCCCTTAAAAAAAGGGCATACCAGACAAGGAATTAGTCATGGCAGTGATTGCTAGAAGGCATACAAGTCAATTAGACAAAATAAAAGGTAGTGTAGAGCAGGCTTACATTTACTTTAGACCAAACTATGAACGATTTCACCAGTTTATGCGCTTTGTGTATAAATCAACCTTAACGGAAGATGATATAGCTGTATTGGCAACATTAGGACGCCCGCAAATTGAGTTCAATATGATGGAAGCTTATATATCCAGATTGCGTGGAGAGTTCTCGCGCATGGAGCCAGGCTTCGTCGTTCGCGCACAGGATGGATATGAAAATGTTGATCCCAAGCTATTATCAATACTGGAAGCACATTTTAGATCTGTGCTTGTTGATTCTGATAATGACGGTTTTAGTTACGACGTCTATACCGATTTACTGGTCGGAGGTTTTTCAGTTGTTGAAGTCTATACAGATTATATATCTGAAATGTCCATGGATCAGAAAATATGCACCCAAAGAGCATTCGACCCAACCCTCTGCGGCTTCGATCCATTAGCTAGAAGGTCGCATAAAGGTGATGGTATGTTCTGCTTCCAGTTCTTCCCGAAAGAAGCTGAAGAAGTTGAAAAAGAATATGGTTCAGATGCATTAAAAGGATTGAAGTACGCTCGTGCATTTTCAGGATTTAATTGG